AAGAAAAGTCACCGAAAGCCAAAACTTTCTTACCTGTATCAATCGTTGGTACAAAGCTAGAGGTGAAATAAGGACGATTCAGAATCATATCTGGTACACCAGCTTGAACAGATGGCTGCCAGATATAGTTGCCATTATTGTCCTTGAGTTTCCGTAAGGCTTTGACAGTCGAATCGTTCAAAATCCATACTGCATTTTTCCGATAAGGTGATTTAAGCGAGTGATACAAATCCATGACATCGTCAAAGGTAATCGTCGCACCACCACTAGTCGCCCCTTCAGTGACCGTTTGAAAAATTCCAGTTGGCTTACCTGTTCCATCACCAATCAGAAAAGCTTCTTCTTCCTTCACACCAATACGACGAGCAAATTCATTAGCCATATAGCTTTCCAAATCAAAGACGGAATCATAGAGCAGCTCATCAGAAATCTTAATGGCTGTTCCAACCTTATGGGAACCAAGCGTTACTTGACTAAAGGTATCTTCTGATTCCTTAAACTTAGAGTTCTCATCCATCCAAGTGGCTTCACCGTTCCCTGACACAACTGGAATCTTCCGCTCCCCGCTTGAAGTCTGAATGACCGTTGCAAGACTCCGCATGAAGTTTTCTTCTTGAAGAGCCTGAATTAGGCGTTTCTCATATTCATCTGGAACCAAGTAACCGCCACGTGAGTCGTCTCCAATACTGAGGGTATTTTCGATATCATAGAAGTTTTTCTTGCGGATATTGTTCCAAAAAGCTGTGTTATAGGCTTTAGAGGAACGTCCGCCTTTTGGATTTCCTCCGCCTACAGTTGGATTGGCGACAATGGCTTGACTAACCGGACTGGCTAATTCCTTGTCCAGTGCTTCCTGCCGCTCCAAGCGTTCAATCTCTTTACCAAGACGAACGACTTCATCTTCCATTTCTTCATAGCGGGCCGTATCTTCTGCAGAAACCAGCCCCTTATCATCCCGACAGGTATCCAGAAAGCTTTTTGCTTTCTCCCATACCTGCGCTCGTTTTTCTCGTAATTGTAAAATTTTACTCATGGTTATTCCTTTCTTATTTCAAGAGTGACAACCGTTTCTCTAACTGAGAAACTGGTGTTTTGGGCTGAGGTTTTTTATCAGCCAATTTTAAAAGCAGCTGGTTGGTCACTGCTGCTCGACTAAACATCATACTTTGAACCGTCCCATCTTCATGAGGTGCAGGCTCATACAAAATAGAATCCGCAAACCCAAGTTCAAGAGCCTTCTTAGCATTAAACCAAGACTCAGCATCCATCAAGCGGGACAACTGCACACGAGATAAACTAGTTTTAATTTCATATGCATTGAGAATGGACTCTTTGACTTCCGATAACATAGCAATGGCCTTCTCCATTTCTTTGGAGTCTCCAATTGCGACGGTCATTGGATTGTGAATCATCATCATGGCTACTGGACTCATATTGACAGGGGTTCCCGCCATAGCAATAACACTGGCTGCCGAAGCTGCAATGCCATCAATATTGACGGTCACGTTATCTTTGTAGTCCATTAACATATTGTAGATTTGAGCTGCCGCAAAGACATCTCCACCCGGCGAATTAATCCATAAGGTCAGTGGCCCGGTGCCACTCATGAGTTCATTCTTAAAAATTTGCGGAGTCACATCATCATCCACCCAGGATTCACTAGCAATCGTACCATTTAGATGCAGCACACGCCCCATTTCATCCTCGCTGAAATTCCAAAATTTATTCATGACTCTCTCCTTTTTGATTTGTTTTCATAAATCCTCCTGCATCTTTTAACTTGGTCATATTGCCATTAATGAGGTAAAGGTCACCGCCTTCTTCTGGCGAGATAGGGTTAAGTTCTTCTAGTTCTCGGATGTCGTTGGTCGATAGCCAGCCGTTTTGTCGGCCAATCGCATATCCGTTCATTCGACTTTGGTAATCCCCACGAAGCAGGCCATCTACATTGAATTTAATGAAATGGGTCTTCTTTTCTTCCGGCAGCAACAAACTTTTCTTAAGAGCCTGTTCAAACCGAACCACCCAGGGGTCCAAGGTATACTTAACAAACTCAAGGGATTGTTGCTCAATATTCGAAAAACTGGACTTCTCTAAATCTCCTACCATGTGCGGTGGAATCCGAAAGAGACGCGCAATCTCATTGATTTGAAATTTACGGGTTTCCAAGAACTGTGCTTCTTCAGGCGGAATGCCAATTTGCTTATAGCTCATCCCTTCTTCCAATACAGCGACCTTATGAGCATTTCGTGTTCCCTGATAGACTGCATTCCAAGAATCTCGCACCTTAGCAGGGTCTTTTAAGATACCTGGGTGTTCGAGAACTCCCCCAGGGTTAGCACCGTTGCCAAAGAAACTAGCGCCATATTCTTCACAAGCAAGCGTCATCCCCACCGCATTCTTCGCCAGAGCAATCGGAGAATAACCAATCAGACCATCAAACCCTAAGCCTGGAATATGAAGTACCTCTTCTTGTGATAAAACAATGCTTCCTTTTTCCTGAAAATTAGGATTGTCTTCCTCATAGCGATTGTAAACATAAAAGAGCTTACCCTTTTCACTTCGGTGGACTCTCATCTGATCCGGCAGCAAAGGATACAGTCCAATCACCTGACCTGAACGGTCACGAAGAATCTGAGAATAGGCATTCCCCCAAATCAAGAGATGACTCATCAAGGTTTCCCGAAAGACAAAAGATGTCATATCAGGATTCGGCTCATCATGCAAAAGCGTGTAAAGGACATGTTCCGTATCCTTTGCTTTTCCTCCTTCGGTGTATCGATAAACATGAAGAGGTAAAGACGCAATGGTCTCTGACAGAATCCTTACGCAGGCATAAACCGCTGTCGTTTGTAATGCCGTCCGTTCATTAACAGTTTTCCCACTCGTGGTTCGACCAAAGAGTAGCGAAAAGTCATTCCCTTCATACTTATTTTTGGGCTCTCCCCTCTGTCGTTTTAGTCCTAATCGTTCCAATATTCCCATAGTCATCTCCTTTTCTAGACATGAAAAAAGCACCTCGCTTGAGATGCTTTACAATCACTCTTGCAATTGTGGAAAATCTAATTAATTTAAAAGGATAAGATTCCTCGCTCATCATAAATACTACCGTCATTCTTTTGATGTCGAATGCACCTGTCTAAAGCCATAATGGTTGCGACAACACCGTCAATCTTTTCTACAGATTTTTCTTTATCAGGCTTGATATTTCCGGCCGGGTCCTGTCTCATGACTACGTTTTGGGCCATCCATTTCAAAACTGGATGACCTCCATGCTGGATTTTACCTTCCATCATGAGTTTATAGTACTCTTTGGAAGGTGGACTCATGTCCTTATAGCCCTGACCAAATGGAACCATTGTTAAACCCATGCCTTCTAAGTTCTGAACCATCTGTGTCGCATTCCAGCGGTCATAGGCAATTTCTTTGATATGATAGATAGTGGACAGTTCTTCAATGTACCGTTCAATAAATCCATAATGAACAACATTCCCTTCCGTGGTAAGAAGAAAGCCTTGCTTTTTCCAGACATCGTACAGCACATGGTCTCGTCTAGATCTAAGAACCAGGGTTTCTTCAGGCAACCAAAAATATGGAAGAACTTGATAGTTCTCTGCTTCATTTCTTGGTGGGAAGATTAGGACAAAGGCTGTAATATCTGAAGTGGAAGATAAATCCAGACCAGCATAGCAATCCCTGCCTTTTAAACTTTCTACATCAATCGGCTGACTCCCTTTGTCATAGACATGTTCCGGAATCCAAGTCACCGCTGAATTGGTCCAGATATTGAGTCGTAGCTGCTTGAATACATTTTCTTCTGCAGGGTTATCTAAGGCATTCAGATAAGCTTCCCGAACCCGGTCAATTCCAATTGTATGGCCGAGTGAAGGATTAGCTTTTAGCCAGTTTTCTTCATCATTCCAATCCTCTTCTTCTGATAGGCCATAGACAACTGGGTAAAAGCTACTGTCTTTCTTTCGTCCTTTTAGAATTTCTAAGGCCTTGGTATGCAGTTCATAACAAATGGAGTTCTTGTCATTTCCTGCAGTTGTGATGATAAAAAAGAGGGGCTGCTCTCTGGCATCCCCACTTCCTTTGGTTAAGACATCATACAGATGACGATTGGGCTGGGCATGGATTTCATCAAAGACTAATCCTGATACATTAAGTCCATGCTTGGTTCCAGTTTCTGCCGACAGCACTTGATAGAAGCCAGCATTAGAATAATTGATGATGCGTTTAGTGGCCCCCATGACTTTGGAACGTTTCTCCAAAGCCCTGCTCATCAAAACCATTTGCTTGGCCACATCAAATACGATGGAAGCTTGATTTCGATCACAGGCCGCCCCATACACTTCGGCACTGGCTTCTCCGTCTGCGTATAAGAGATAAAGAGCAATCGCAGCAGCTAGTTCAGACTTCCCATTCTTTTTGGGAATCTCTACATAGGCCGTCAGGAACTGTCGATTTCCATCTTCCTTTACGATACCAAAAAGGTCACGTACAATTTGTTCTTGCCATGGTAAGAGTAAGAATTTCTGTCCCGCCCAGCGTCCTTTGGTGTGGCAGAGATTCTGAATGAAGGTTACTGCCCGGTCTGCCTTCTTCTCATCATAATGAGAAGTTGGAAGCATGAAGGGAGATGGAATGTAGTGATAGGTCATAAGCGCCCTCCTAGTAAATCTTCCATTTCATCTCCTGAACCCACTTCGGAATCCATCGAAGCCAGCCGTGTTCTGGCAGATGGTGTTAAGCCAAACTGTTCACAGAACTTGAGCATGATTTTGAGATTAGTCTGAGAAATGGAAACCTGAGGTACTTGTTGGAGATAGCCATTTGGAGTTTTGATGATAGAGCCGTGTTTTGAAAGAAACTCTTCTGCTTCCTTCCAGCGGGCATAAGCTTGGCAGTAACCCGCAAAAGCCGTCATATCCATATCGGTTAAAAGCCCCAAACCTTCTAGGATTTTGCCCATACGCTTCCATTCTTTCTTGGCATCTTCTTCAAGCCAGGAAGGGCATCTAGGAGCTTTCTTCTTTGGCTGAATTTCATTTTTTGGAAGTGGACGCTTGCCAGGATTCCCTTCTAAAATTTTCAAACTAGTTGGTTTGGGCTTTCTGCCCTTCTGTGCCATGCCCTCACCTCCTTCAGCCCACAAGAAAAAAGCCCGAAGGCTTTATTTCTTATGAATCGATTTTCTCGACTTCATCAATACCATGCAACACATGGAGTTGTCGGCCATTGTCCCATTGAACAATCAAGGAACCAATATCATCCACATCTTCTACCGTTCCCAACATATCAATTGGCACTGGACTCGGGTCTTCCATTTTTAAGAGCCGCACCCTTGTTCCAGCAGGATAGCGCCTTTTCAGTAATTCTACAATCTTCGCATTCATCTTTATTTTCCTTCCATCGTCTAAGTGAAAGATACTTCTTCCCAGATACGATTGGTGTCTTCGACAATCAGCTGCAATTCCAAATCAGCCATTTTTCCACTTGTATCGGCTTCTTGAATGGAGATTAGTAGGTTCTGAACCTGGGTAGCATCTTCCTGTTCTACACTGTCCAACTCTCGTTCTTGAGCCAAGGCTATAAATCCTTTGTATAAGAGACTTAAACGATTGCGAGCTTGTTCTAAGACTAGGTTGGCTTCTGCATTTGAATAAAGCATCATATGTTTCTCCTTTGGGGGATTTAATTTGGTCAATGGTATAATACCTCTAATCTGCATATTTATCCAGTTATAATAGATAATTATTATGCTTAATTTTGAAATTTTGATTCGAGTTCTTTCATCGCTTGGTCCAAATACTCTAGTTCCAAACATCCAAATTGTCTAGTCTTACGAGCACGCTCTATAGCGTTCCTCAATTCCTGTACCCCAAGAGAATCTTGTGATAAGTCAACCAATTGTTCAGACAGTCCCTTGAGATATTGGAGGGCTTCTGTTTCCGTCACCTTCTTATGCTTCGCTTGTTTCCTTCTCATACTCACTAACTGCTTCTTCAAAAGCTAAGGTCTTGCCCTCACGGATTAGCTGCACATCTGACTTTTCCGTCGCTTCCATATAACGTTTGACAATAACATCCACAAACTTCTCATCCAATTCAATACCATAACAAACCCGACCGGTCTGATCAGCCGCAATTAAGGTAGAGCCACTACCTAAAAATGGGTCCAGGATAAGTGTCCCTCGCATGGAAGAATTCTGAATCGGATAAGCCATAAGCTGAACAGGCTTCATAGTAGGATGCTCTTTGCTGGATTTTGGACGGTCATATTCCCAAATGGTCGTCTGCTTTCTATCAGAAAACCATTGGTGTTTTCCTTTTTGTTTCCAGCCATAGAGCACAGGTTCATGTTGCCACTGATAAGGGCTTCTACCTAATACCAGGGCATTCTTTTTCCAAACGCAACAACCGCTCAGATAAAAGCCAGCGTCCTTAAAGGCCTTTCTGAAATTCAGTCCTTCTGTATCCGCATGGAAAACATAGATGGAAGCATCATCCTCCATGGACCGTTCTACATTGACAAACATGTTAAAAAGGAACTGAAAAAAATCCGTATCGGACATATCATCATTTTTGATTTTACCCGCTGTTTCTTCCACATTAACATTATAAGGAGGGTCAGTTACGACAAGGTTGGCCTTCTTATCTCCCAGAAGAAGCTGATAAGTTTCTGGCTTTGTAGAATCACCACAAATCACTCGGTGCTTCCCAAGATGCCAGATATCTCCTTGTTTCGAGATAGTCGGCTTTGTCAGCTCCCCATCTACATCAAAGTCATCTTCTTTCACTTCCTTGTTGTGAACCTTAGAAAATAGCTGATCGATTTCCGGGGCTTCAAAACCGGTTAGGTCTAAATTGAAATCCGCATCTTGCAAGTCCACCATCAGGTCTGCGAGAAGTTCTTCATTCCACGCGCCTGTGATTTTATTTAAAGCAACATTCAGGGCCTTTACCTTATTCTCATCATCAATCCGAACCTGAACACATTGAACTTCTTTATAGCCTAAGTCAGATAAGACGGTCAGTCGTTGATGGCCTCCAATTACAGTGCCATCGAAATTAACAATAATCGGGTCAACATAACCAAACTCCACAATGGATTTCTTGATTTTTTCGTATTCCTTATCACCCTTCTTGAGTTTCTTTCGTGGGTTATAAGCCGCTGGTTTTAAAGAGTCAATGGGTAAAGAACCCCATGTCATATCTTGTGTGACTTTCATACTACCTCCTTAGTAAAAACGAGATTGAATATAGCAGGCATGGCTACAAAACTTCCGGTTCGCATTGCCGTATGATAAAAAAGACTTACCGCAATGTTGACAAGTCAATTCATAGTAAGCTGTATTTTGTTTCTGGTGTAATTCTGGATGGTCCTGCCACCAGTATCTCCGACAGGCATCCGAACAAAACTTCTTAGGTCGCCCAGTTCCTTTGGGGATAAAGGTTTCTTTACAGTGAAGGCAACACGAAAGACCACTGGCTTGGTCTTTCATCATCTTTGTGACGGCATTTCTATAGCCCAAAAGTTCTGGGTTTCGTTTGCAGTAATTACGAACAGAATCCCTAGACAAACCGACTATCTTTCCAATCGATTGGTATCCCAAACCTTCAGAACGTAGTTTTCTAATCTGTTTTCTCTGAAAATCGTCCATTTCTACCTCCTTTCTCTACTGAAATCTCTAACCTTTTAAACCATAAAACGAAAGAAAAACAAGCCATAACATCTTGTTACAGCTTGTTTCTCAGTTATTTATTTCTTCAAAAAATATACCCCTTTTGCATTTTGCGAAAATGCACGTTTGAGGGGGCCACGGTCTTGTGAGAGACAGCTCACAGAGATTTTATCCCCCTTCCCCTTCACTAAAAATCATATCCATAAATCGGAGTATGGTCTTCGATCACGGTTTTATGATCATGACAGGATTTACAAAGAGGTTGCCAGTTGCCCTCATCCCAGAATAATTTTTGATTTCCTCGGTGAGGAACGATATGGTCCACCACTGTTGCCTGCCTGTAGCGATTCCGCTTCAGGCACCGTACGCAGAAGGGATGAAGTTTCAAGAAACGAAGCCTAGCTTTGTTCCACCGTGAATC